ACCCATGTCGAAAGCTTTACAAACCCTTTACATTCACTCGCTTGATTCCATGGGGTCGGATTCGGGGGGGAACATGTGTTCGTAACACGCTATCCACGCCGACTAAGGGGGCGGCTATATCAACGTGCTATGGCTGTTTGCACTACGGCAGCATGCTAGGGTTCCCTGCCTAGCGTGCAGTGTGTAACACTACGGCGGGGGGCTACGGTGCCAGGCAACCACATGCCCACGTGCCACCTAACCTAGTGGTCACTAACATACCCACCCATCGCATGACCAAGCCGGGCATTCACCGGCAGGACTCCCCCGGCGAAGGCGACCAGGGCTAAACCTACTGAAACCTGCGCAATCCTACGCGAACGCATGTTCTGAAACGTGACCCCGTGCCCCCGTTGTGGCAGTACCGCAAGTTCCCTCCAATGGCCCGCCATGGATTTGCGCCATCCTGACCACGGCCCCCGGCAGGCTATGGAAAGTCCCTGCAAATGGGCACTTTTACCTGCGCCGACGGCTTTCGCGGCAGGTCAACTTCCGCCTTTCCCTCGCGTGCGCGCGTAAAGCTTTTCTAAAATATATGAAGTGGTTGGGTATGGTCGGTATGCCATAGTGCGCCGCTATTCCCTTCGGGAGCGGCGCGGTGTATCGGTTGGTACTCTACTTTTGCCATCATAACCCGCGCCTGGGTGTCCGGAATGGGGGCCAATCGTGTGGCGCTACTGGAAAATTCGCCACCCCGTGCGACATACAGGTGGAGGGGCAAGAGCCGAGGCCCACGATGGCCGCCAGCGACCCCCAGGGAGCGCCTCTGGCGGCTATGCAGCGCCATCAGTCGGCATTTTCCACCCGATTCGCGCCGATCCGAGGCCCAAATATGGGTTGCGAACAGCAAAATGACCCCTCGGCATCCCCCAAAAGGGGGATATTTCAGAAAAGTTGGCCCAAAAGTGCCCTCTGGAGGGGGTATAGGGTGCCAGGACGTTTTTTCTGCCGGACTAGACCGCCTGGCGAACCGTAGGATGCAGGTCATGGTGACCGCAGCGGCTCCAACCCGCAAGGAGAGGGTTCGATTCCTTCGCATCCTGCCATTTCCGCCCCCTGCTCCTGCCTCTGGGGGCAACCAAGCGTGTCCGATGCCGAATGCGTCGAGGCCCTGGGTTGTGAACCCAGCATCAGAGGGTGCGAGTCCCTCCGGACACTCCATTTGGTGGTGGTGCCGCTCAGCGCGGCTCCCTAACGACGGGTGCATTGCGATGCCCGCGCCGCCGTCATCTCGGTGTAGCTCAGTTGGTAGAGCGCCCGCTTTGGGAGC